CACAGCGTTATGTAAAGAACTGGGTGGCTTCTATAGGCGTAGAACTTATTATCCCTATGCAGCATCTTAAATTAGTGTATGATGTACTTACAGATAACAGAAAAACATTATCTGTAAGAGATTTTACTAAAGCCATGAGTCGACTAAGTATAACTACTACTCGTAAAAGAATGGGTGAAGGTGAACATAGATCGGCCCCTAGAGGTGTGTTACTAACTTGGGTTTTAAGTAAAGAACTACAAGAGTCATTAGCTGAAGAACATTTTGATGCTAAAGATATGGAACTTATAAACAGGAATACTGCTAATAAGTAAATTATGGTAAAGCTTGTACAAGACAAGCGTCCAGATCTCGATAGTGTAATCGAGCCTGAGACTCCAGAGGAGCTAGGACTTATCCCAGCTTGGTCTCACTCGACCCTAAAAACATTTGAAACTTGTGCTTATCGTAGCTACATAGCTAAAGTCAGACGTATACAAGAAGATTATGGTCCTGCTGCTAAACGCGGTAGTGAAATACATCAAAAAGCTGAAGACTATGTAAGTGGTAAACTAGATGAATTTCCTATTGAACTTAATAAGTTTAAATCTGAATTTGAAAAGTTAAAAGAACTATACCAGTCAGGTACTGTAGAACTTGAAGGTGAATGGGGTTTTACAATTGACTGGCAGCCTTGTGGTTGGTTAACACCTGAAACCTGGGGTCGTATAAAGTTAGATGCAATTGTACATGAAACAGAAACTTCAGCTCGTGTTATTGATTACAAAACAGGTAAAATGTTTGGTAATGAGATAAGCCATTCACAACAAGCACTGACTTATGCCATTGGTAGTTTTTTTAAGTTCCCTGAACTACAACATGCTCAAACAGAGCTATGGTATCTAGATCATGGAGAAGTTACTAGGCAAGCTTACACTCGAGATGAAGCAATGATATTCATGCCTACGTTACACCAACGAGCTGTAACTATGACAACAGCAACTGAGTTTCTACCTAATCCATCTAAAACAAATTGCAGATGGTGTTCTTATGGTAAGGGAGAATATCCAGTTTGCCAACACGGTATAGAATAGTTATAATAGAATGCTAAATACAAATACAGTTACAAATAATAAATACAGGATACAAATATATGAGTATAAATACTTCCGTTCCACCTCCCTACGCACACCAAACTGACACCACTACTTTTATTACCGATCACCCTAGATGTTTCATTACATCTGATCCAGGCACGGGTAAAACTCGTTCTGTATTAGATGCCCATGTTCTACTAAACTGCACTACTTTAGTTCTGGCTCCTTTATCAATACTAGAAGCAGCTTGGTTAGATGACATAAAAAAGTTTCAACCCACTATAAACTGCGGTATTGCTTATGCTAAAAACCGTAAAAAAGTATTTGAAGACAAAACTTTTGACATGGTTGTAACTAATTTTGAAGCTGTTACTTACCTAGTTAAAAACCCTGAAGTTCTTGAAAGGTTTGACACCTTAGTTGTAGATGAATTTACAGCGTTTAAAAATAAAGATTCAAAGCGATCTAAAAATCTTAAAACTCTAGTCGATAACTTTGATCGCAGAATATTTATGTCTGGTACCCCTAACAGCAATACTATATTAGACTTATGGCACCCAGCACTTTGCGTTGATGACGGCAAGCGTTTAGGTAATCGTTTTTACTCATTTAGGAATCAAGTATGCACTTCTCGTTTCAATGGTTTTGCTAATGAGTGGATAGACAAACCAGGTATAGAAGAGACGGTTGCACAGATGCTAAGCGACATTACAATTCGACATGCCCTGGAGGATTGTATAGATCTTCCTAAAAATATTGTACGCACTTTATACACAGATTTGTCCCCTGCGGTGTATAAAATGTACAAAACGCTGCAAGAGTCTTCTGTGTTGTACACAAAAATGGGCACTATTAATGCAGTACACGCAGGAGCTAGAGTCAAAAAGCTATTACAACTTGTTTCTGGCGGAGTATACGATGAAGAAGGTAACGTACAATACTTTCACGAGCAGCGTCACGACATGGTAATGGATCTAATTTCAGTTCGTAAACACAGCATTGTAGCTTTCAACTGGAAACATGAGCGTGATGCTTTAGTTACAATAGCTGAAAAGAAAAAGATTTCATACGCGGTTATTGACGGTGAAACACCTGCTAGTAAACGTACAGGTATAGTCCAGCGGTTTCAAGCAGGTCAAATACAAGTTCTATTTGCTCATCCACAATCTGCAAGTCATGGACTTACGCTTACTAAAGCAACAACCTGTATTTGGTGTAGTCCTACATACAATGCAGAGCACTTTCAACAGTTCAATAGACGTATTCACAGAGCTGGTCAAACGCAAAAGACTGAAACAATTCTTATTGCAGCACGTAATACTTGGGAAAAAGAAGTATACAAAAAGCTTAACGGTAAGTTGGGCAAGATGGAAAACTTACTACACGTACTTACTAAACTATATGCACAGGAGGCGGCATGAGTATCGAAGAACAAACTATAGATAATTTATTAGACACTTTAACTTCTACTAGAGGAGAGATAAAAGCTCTGCAAGAAGTAGAAAAAAAGTTAAAGTCACGTCAAAGAGAACTAGAAGCAACATTAATGACTAGACTAGACCAACAAGGTATAGACAGAGTCGGCAATGAGGTATGTACAGTTTCGTTGAAAAAAGAAATTGTACCTACAGTAGAAGACTGGGACAAAGTACAACAACATGTTCGAGACACTGGACAGTTTGAGTTGTTACAGAAACGCATGTCGGCTACTGCTTATAGGGAGCTACGCACTATGAACTTAGATGTTCCTGGTGTGAAGCCAACGGAGTTGACCAGAATTAATTTCAGGTCAAAGTAACATTAACCAAGAAAGAAGGACCATGAAACATGGACAAAGATAAAAAAGCAGTATCTCTGGTATCTAGTACAGTGCCAGCTCATGTTACAGAAGCCCAAGGCTTAGGTAACGAGAACGTTACAGCTGCTGATTTACAAACTCCCAGAGTTAAACTTCTTCAACAAATGAACGCCGAAGTTGATAAAAGCAACGATGCGTACATTGAAGGAGCTGAGCCTGGGTTGTTGTTAAATACAGTAACTAACGAGCTATACGGCAAAGAGATTTATGTCTTGAATATTAATTTCAATGACGAATTTGTTGTTTGGCGTAAACGGGACAAAGGTGGAGGTTTAGTAGGTAGCTGTGCTTCATCAAGTGAAGCAGATGCACTTATAGCCCAACAATCTGGCAGCCCAGATGACTTTGAGGTAATACAGACGCATAGTCATTTACTAATGAGGAAAGACGCTGAAACTGGAGAACTTATAAACACTCCTTTTCAGATGGACTTTTCTTCATCTAAACTGCGTGTATCACGAGAGTGGAACACTCAAATTGCACAGTTAGGTGGCGATAGATTTTCTTCCTTATGGAAGTTATCTTCTGTTTCTACACAAAACCGTGCAGGTCAAAAGTTTCATAATCTCTCCGTTGAAAGCCAAGGATGGGTCGTAGACGAAGACTATGAAAAAGCGAAAGCTGTTTACAAAGCGGTTAAACAACCTGCTGCTAAATAGTAGTTGCGAGAGGGGCCGTGCACGGAGAGATAAGTAATTGCAAACATCATAAAAACAACAATTACTCGTGCATAGCCCCTTTTTTATGTTATTCTTACTCGGTGAACGAAAGTCAGTTTATAAATAAAATACACAAAAAACTTTCTAACCAAGTCTATCGTTGGAAAATAAACGATCCTTATCACGGAGGAGTAGCTGATGCTTACTACAGTGGTCCAGCCGCTTCAGCGTTTGTAGAATATAAATACAAACCTATACTACCTGTAAAAGATACTTCTAAAATAAACTTCGGTTTATCTAAACAACAAGAACTTTGGCTTACAACCCAGGTAAATCACCAGGTCCCTGTGTACGTTATTGCAGGATGTGAGAACAGAGTAATACAACTAACTGCTGATTTTGAATCTATAAATACATACACCAAAAAAGATTTCCTTAAAAATTGTATAGATTTAGATGAATGGGTAAACACACTGCAAGAACATTGCTTGCATACAAACGGAAAAAGAAATGACTGACTTTGTAAACAAACCTCCACATTACACCGACCAGGGGCCCATTGAATGTATAGACGCAATTCAATCTGCTATGTCTGCAGAACAATTTGAAGGCTGGCTGCGTGGGAATGTACTGAAATATTTATGGAGATACCCAAGTAAAAATAAAATAGAAGATTTAGAGAAAGCGTTATTTTACCTAGACAAACTGAAATCTGTTAAGATAGAGTATGACTCTAAACATGATTTTAAACAAAGAGGTAAAAAGTAATGGCTATGGTAAAAGTAAAAGGCGTTAGTGTTTCATCTCTAAACAAACGCCAGCAAACTGCAATGAAAAAACATGCAAAGCATCATACTGCTAAACATATAAAAAGCATGGTTGCTATGATGAATCGCGGTTCCACATTTACTGAATCTCATAAAAAAGCTATGAAAAAAGTAGGTAAATAATGGGACGAAACTACAGAGACGAATACAGAAAGTACCAAGGTACACCTGAACAAAAGAAAAGAAGAGCAATGCGTAACAAAGTCAGACGTGCCGCGCTTCGTAACGGTCAAGTACGTAAAGGCGACAACAATGATATACACCATGTAGATGGCAATCCAATGAACAATAGTCCATATAACTTACGTGTTGTTAACAAAAGCAAAAATAGATCTTTCCCACGAAACAGAAACGCTGGGAAAGCTTAGGTAACCACTATGGCAACAGCAAAAGAATCCTTTGCAAAAATAGAAGCTCACGAAAGAGAGTGTGCCATTAGGTACGAATACATAGAGAAGCGACTCGATGAAGGGTCTGCTAAATTTAAAAAACTAGAAAACATGATATGGGCTGTATACCCATTTATACTAGGCTCTATAGTTTTATCAAAATTTTTAGATTAAGTTACAGGCGTAAACAACCCAGTTTCTATCAATTTATCTCTATTAAGTTGATGCGACACTTCTACATCATTTTTATTTTGACCGTAATAAGCTACTGCTAAATAATTATCTACCAAAGCTTCGTTAATATTTAAGTCATCTATTAGTAAAGTCCCTAGTATACGACCAAACTTACCTTTTGAATCTTTTAAAT